AGAATCCGATGTAATACACTCATTAACAATATCTTCAATCGCTGAGTCACACTCAGGGATTAGAGATATTTCACGGTATCTTGTAATGAGACCAACCTCATTCTTGATACCACCTTCCATATCAATGTAGGAACCATATGCTCCACCTGATATGAACCCGCCTGGTTGTTGTTGAATGACGGGTGTACCGTCATCTTCAACAGGGGGGACGAAGGAAGGTGCCTTAGACACCTCTATGCTTCGTAGTTCATCCTTTTTACGGGATATTTCAAACCCAAAAATTTCCATACTAATATTTATACTCCCCTAAAAGGGTGTATTTCACTTTAATTAAATAACTCTTTCCCAGTGAGAATAGTCAAATGAAACTTCAAAAGTTTCAACTTCGTCAGCAGTTCCCATATTCAGTTCAATACCACCGATATTTTGAGGGAACATATTGAAGAATTCGTATCTCGCAAGGACTGAGTCATCTTTGTTTAACTGTTCAACGAATGCTCGTGATAACAAGTAATCGTTATTAATCGCACCGATACCTGAGTCTAACTGACTGATATCCAACTGCCATGATTCTAGGGCATTTCTTACACTGAATTCAACATCGTTGATTACAGTAACTGCCCATGGTTCAAAGGTTCTGTCTCCAGCAAGTTTCAAGTTCATTCCTCTGAATGGAACTGTGACCTGACCGACAGTCATAGCGGGAATCTGAGCAGCTTGACATAGAAACTCTATCTTATTACCTGTTCTAGGTATGAAGACTCGGAACCTATTAGCTCTAGGGCCACCAGCGATTAGTTGCGCTTTAAATTCATCTATTGTTGCCATTTATTTCTCCCTTAGACTGCACCGTATAATTCACTAAACTCTACACCACTTCTAGCGGCAACAAAGTTCAATGTAATGAAGTTAATCGACCTGTTAGGTTTAACGAAGATAGAACATACAAATTCATTTCTATCGATAACACTATCAGTGTTGTTTGTTTCGTCACATAATACTTGGAAATCTACAAGACCACGTCTGTTCTTCACGTCTCTTAAGAAAGGTTCTACAGCAGCTCTAAACTGTGCTCTTGTGAATGCGTCATTGAATTCAAAGAGTTGTGCTTTAGCGGCAGTTGCGATTGCCTTTTCTAGGACTATGAACAATCTTCTTACATTGATTCTATCGAATGCAGAAGGTGTTGATAACATAGTTTTGTCACCAAATAGGACTGTTCCTTGGCCTGGGAATGTAACAATTGGGTTAACCCTTGCACTGTATAAGTCGTCTCTAGACGATTGTGAAGGATTAAATGCAAGTTTAGTTACACCTAAGTATTGACCTCTTGAGAAACCAGCAGGTGAGAACCATGGGTCTCTTAATAAGTCACTTCTTGCCATTAGACCTGCAGTATGTCCATTGCCTGGAATCCAACAGTATTTGTCGTTATATCTTTCGTAAATGTATAACCAACCACTATCCATAACTGAATAAGAAGAACTTGTTGCAGTATTAGCGGAGGCAATTACATTTGCGGATTGTGTTGATTCTGAGGAAACTCCAACTACGTCATTCTTTCTTGGTGATACGATTGCCATACAATCTTTTCTAGATTCACAAAGAAGAATCGCTTGGTTTGTTAAAGTTGTCCAATCTGTTAAGATATCTTGTTCTGTTCCCGAACCGTTATCAGTTCTTGAAGAACCTACGATTAAGAATGAGATATCTACTGTTTCAGCGTCACCGAAGTGTGTTGACCATGCACCGAACTTCTCAGCGGCTGTTGGCATTCTACCATTTGAACCACCTGAAAGTGTGTCATTTACTGGAAGAGTCATTACACCGAAACCATCTGATAAAGATTCTGCTAATGTTCTGTGTTCATTACCACTATCGTGAGTACCAGTTACTGGTGAACCGTCATCTCCTGTAGAGTGACCTGCCCAGTATACGTATGTTGATTTTCTTTCAATTACGTCTCTGTAGTAGTTTGATGCACCTTGAGCGTCTTTAGCGTCACTTGCAAGTGATACGAAACCGAATGTTTCTAGAACTTCGTTTTGAGTTCCACTCCACACACCGTCTTCGTCACTTACTACTACGTGACATTCGTCTAATGATGCACCGACAGCAGCTGCAGATGCGGAAGTGCCTGGAGCTTTATCAAAGAAAGAATGGAACTCCCATTTCCTGTTTATATTGACTGGTGTACTTGAACCGTCAACTGCTGTTGTTAATCCTGTGTTTGCAGGTTGGTTAATTGCTTCAATAGTAAGAGTTGTACCTGAACTTGCGGTAATTCTGTATTCTTGTCCTAAGTGATTATCAAATGTGATAATATCTCTTACTCTAAACAATGTAGTTGCGTTTGCAACACCTGTTATTGAAAGCGCTCCAACTGCGTTATTTCCTGTAGATGTTCCAGCGTTGTCTGTCTCGAAGGCAGTTGCTGTTGAACAAACAGATACTTTTAAGGAGTTTCCTAAAACTCCTGCGTGACGGGCTACCCACCTTCCTGCTGTACCTGATAAGGCACCACTTTGGTAAGATTGAACATATTCGTCACTATTCTTTATTAGCGTTGAACCATGTCCAGCTGAATTCGCACTAAACAATCCTGTAGAGTTTATTCTAACTACTCTTAGAGAAGAACCATATCTTAAAAATCCTTCAGCTGAATAGTAGTCCTCTGCAGCTCCGTTGGTGTTAGCAGGTTCGTGAAAATTCTCTACTAGTCCCTTTTGGTCTGAAATTGTTACTACTTCATCAACAGGGCCCCATTGGAATGTCCCTGCGAAAGCACCAGTTGTACTGGATACTGCAGGCACAACATTTGTAAGGTCAATCTCTTTAACCTGTACGCCTGGTGATACTTGAAATGCCATACTTTTTCTCCTGTTAATGTCAAAAGTTGTTTACTGTTTTATTTATAACTTTATATTGTCTAACGGGTCAGCAAACCACCTATCCCCTGAACTATCTACAAAAGACTCTTCTTCTATCGGTCTGTCCCCGAAAATCCCTGCAGGTAACATATCCTCTTCAATAAGTTTCTGCTGTTCAGAATATAACAACTCTTTGACTTGATAATTTGTTAAATGATAGAAGTAATCTGTAGTTACAAACCATGAAAATAGTACACATGTCATTACCATATCGTCATGATAACCTCTATCAGCCTCAAAGCTTCTACCCTTATTTACAAAAGTCATGAGCTCAGTGATAGTCCATCTGTCTAATAATTGCAATCTATCTTCTTCTAATAGTTCTTTTAATGTAGAACAACCAATTCTTTTGATTTTTCTAGACATTGTTACACCAATATCTTCTGCTTTTAGTTGTCCTTGTACGAAAACATTAGGATATTCTAAATCATAATGCAATTGTGACGCAACAATACTTCCTTCATTATTGTTTTCTATGATAACAGTTGCGTCATTATATGCTTTACCATACTTTGCAATCAAATCGGGAAACAATAATGGTGATATTAAAGAGTTTCTAAATGTCGCAACTTGTTTGAATGGTTTAGAAGATACGTCAAAGATACTAAACGTTGAGAAGTCGATACCTCTCCCTTTCGCAACGTCACAACACATAACATATTGGTGACCTTCTATGGGTTTTTCATACATGTAGAATTCTTCTTTTGACCATTCAGGGTCATATGCTTTTAACCCAAGTAAAGTATTCGAGTTAATGAGAGTGTTACCAGTTCCCAAAAACGAGTTTCCGTACTCTTGTTCAAACTGTGCTTCTGAGGTGTTTGCAATTGTTTGTTCTTTCCATGCTTCGTCTCTGCCTGGCACGTCATACCAGTTAATTGTGAAGTCTTTGTATTCTGATTGTCCATGTACTGCACTCTCGTATATTTTATGAAACATATTACCCACACCGTTTGCAGTGGAAGTAATAATAACCTTTGAATCTTTACCTGATGTAATAACGGGATATGTTGCAGTATAGAATGTCTCTGCATCGTCTACGAATGCAAACTCATCAAGGTACAACATATTTATTGAGAGTCCACGGATACTACTACTGGAAGTTGCAGCTGCAACAACCTTACTATCGTTACCAAACTCTATATTACCTTTGTTTAAAATCTTTACGCCTGGCTGTAAGAAAAATGGAACAGACTCTAACATAGTTACGATACGTGCTATCATTTCTCTCGCAATCGCACCTTTGTTTGCAAGTACAGCTACAGTTACTTCGGGGTGGAACAATAAGAACCACAATAGATATGCACATGAGGTGATTGATTTACCACTCTGTCTACTTGCAAGTACGACACTGAATCTATTACTGTCGTAATGTTGAATTAGTTTATCCTGATATCCACGAAGTTTGAATGGAACCATACCTTCGTCAAGAGAGATAATCTGTGTGTATTGTTCAATAAAATGGCATGGGTCTTTGGAACACTTCATGTATTCCGCTAACTCTTCTTCTGTATATTTGGTTTCTATACCAACACGTTTAATTTGCGTGTTGCCTAGATAACCTTCATTCTTCGCTTGTACCATTATTTTTCTTTAGGAACTTTTGTAGTTCACTGGTTGACCCCACGTATAAATGATTATGTTGGTCTCTGATTTTAGTATCGTCTTGTTCTAGTTTCTTCATTTTACTTTGAAGGTCTATAAGTTTCTCTGCAGTTTCCCCTACAGTCTTAATTAACTGTCCTGCAACCTCGTAGGCACGTGGGTGTTCTGTCTCTTTAGATAGGTCTAGGATACCGTCAATTGCGTCTTGGCCTCGTTCTATGAGGTCGTAGAGGTGTTCTCTCGCATACCTGTAGTCAGTCTCTATGTTCTGCTCTTTATCAGGTCGAATCACAGGAACCGCTTTGGTTTCTTTTTTTAAAGAGGTGTTAATATCGAGCAAGTCGTTTAACTTTTCGTCTACTTTTTTTGTCATAATTATGCATCATCTGTTAAGTTGTCTGTGTAGGTTTTGTTTGTTCCATCGTCATAGAATGAAACTGTTTCCGCTACTACAAACGTATCATTAGTATTTACTGAACCAACAAATTTCAAACTCTTGTTTGCGTCAAGAGTAATATTTGCACTAAGAACCATACTTAGTTTATCAGTTGCAATACTACTTATAGTTGGATTAGTTGTATTTCCAGTTCCAAATACTTCGTCTCCTACACTTATATCAGCGTCTAGTGCTGTTGTAAATGTAACTGTTGAAGAATTTGAAACCGCATTGTTAGTTCTATTTTCAAATGCAGGTTCATAACTTTTAACTTCTTTTACAAGACCTGCGCTAGTTATTTCGGAAGATGTAAATCCTGTATTACCGTCACCAATGTAATCTCTTTCGATAACGTTTTTAATAATCTTACCTTGATAAACAGGGCCAAAAAAGTATAACTGCATTTGAAATTCTAAGTCATATGTAATTGTACGTCTTTCCTCGAAACCACCTTGATAAGTATCTTCAAACGATACTGAATTTAAAATGACAGGAACGTCTCTATTATCAGACATATCGTCTATCATTTTCATGGTGACTGTGTAATCGGGTTGAAAATATGGAAGTATCTGTTCTACTATCTGTAATGCGTCATTCATCTTGTTTGCCATTACAGACAATGTAAAGTTTATATTATATGGTGCAGGTGCATATTGAAACCTACGATTGACTTTATCAGTCTCTTGAGTATTCTTAGTATTTCTAATTAGTTTATTGTTTTGTCTAGACGTATCGTATTCGATACCTGAAATTTCAAATGCTATTCTAGGTAATGAGATAGCAGTTCTGTTTCCGTCATTCAGATTTGTTTCGTTTTGAAGTCTCGCAAGAAACTTTGCTTTTGGGCCATAACTTATGGGAACCTTTCTTATATTCAAAACAGTTCCGTCTGTTTTAATATCAGCAACGTCAATGTTATTGAACAAAGTTCCAAATATTGAAACTGCTCGTTTCATTGTTTCGTTATAAAAACGTGTACCAAACATTATGTAACCTCAC